GAATGTAAAATGATGATCTAAAAGTTGTTATAGTAGGACAAGATCCTTATCCTCAATTAGGATCAGCTGATGGTTTAGCATTTAGTTGTAGTAAAAAAGATAAAGTAGAAAAGTCTTTACAATATATTAATAAAGCAATTGATACGGATCATACTGATTTAAGATGTTGGGCTAACCAAGGCGTATTATTAATTAATACAGCTCTTACAGTTGAAGTAAATAAAATAGGGTCTCATTTTTGGAATTGGAAACCTTTTACTGAACATTTGTTTAGTAAGATTAATCAAGACAATAAAGATATTGTTTTCATATTAATGGGTAAAAAAGCAGAAGCATGGGAAAGACTAATATCTAATCAAAAGATACTTAAGTGTACACATCCTGCATCAGCTGCATATAGAGGTGGTGTTTGGGATTCAAATGACGTGTTTAACAAGACTAACATAGAACTAAATAAACAAGGTAAAACTTTGATAGACTGGTAAAATTTCCTTAAATTTGTAAACTAGATAATAAACATAAATGACTAATAATCAACACAATAGGCTTGATAATGACATAGTTAAGTTCAAAGAAACTATGCTCAGACAGTATGGAATTGAGATCATTGTATTTCAAAAATTACACAATGAAGGAGAGTACAGGCCAACACTTCAACAAATACATAAAGCATGTATAACTGTTATGCATACGCTTTATCCTGAACTACAAAATATCAATAAGCTTTCTGAATTAAACAGAACAAAAGACTTGGTAATGTTCAGAAAGATTTACTGTCATATAGGTCATACTATGAGATATACTTGCCATGCTGTAGGTAAATATATTAAACGTGATCATTCAAGTGTAGTGCACAGTAGAAACAGCGTTGATGATATGCTTTATATAAAAGATAAAAGTTATATGAATGCATTTGATAAAGTTAATAAACTAATAAATACTTATGTGGGAATTATTCCAAATAATATACAAAAACAAACTTAGTCCAAATCAGGCAGCTATATTATTTGGTATGAAACTAAAGATAGCTTTACCTAAGATTTCAGAAGATGACAAAAAAGCATTAGTTGATAATGGATATGTTACATTTGATAATGAATCATATAAATTAACAGCAGATGCAAAAGTCTTTATAGCACACTTAGATAATTATTTTATAAAAGCAAAAAAGAAAACAAACATCCAACTTATGGGTAAAGACTTTGCTGATAAAATAAATACCTATAGGGAAATATTTCCAAATCAAAGATTGCCTAGTGGTAAACCTGCAAGAGTCAACGTAAAAATGTTATCAAGTTCTTTTAGATGGTTGTTTGAGACATATGATTATACATGGGATCAAGTATTTGAAGCTACAAGAATGTATGTGAATGAGTACAGAGATGCAGAATATATGTATATGCAGACAAGTCAATATTTTATATGTAAGCAAGACAAACATAAAGTTAAGTCTTCTACATTAGCTGATTATTGTGATATGATCAGAGATGGTATAGACACAGAACAACAAACATTTAAAGAAAAAGTAGTATGACAGTAGAAGAACAAGCAGAAGTATTAAATAAATTAAACCTTGTACTTGAAGATTTTCAAATGCTAAGAGATGGTGAATGGGAACCAGACACTAAATCATGTAATTCAAGCATAGATAATGTAACAAGTATTATATATACAATAGAGAATGGCTAAATCAACAGAAGGATGGGTGGGGCAATATTCCGCATTCAATGAAGCATTAAAATACATGCAAGGTAGACAAAATGGGACTGAAAAGTCTATATATACACCGTGGCCTAAATTTAATGATGCTGCTACTGATGGTTTAGAATGGAATACTCTAACTGTAATTGGTGGTAGACCTGGTTCAGGTAAAACACTTATTAAAGATCAGATTATAAGAGAATCTTTTGCATTAAATCCAGATGATGATTTTAGAGTATTAGAATTTCAGTTTGAGATGGTTGGTAGAACATCAGCTATTAGAGAGTTTAGTTCTATTACTGGTAAAACATATAAAGAATTATGTAGTGCTGGTAGTATACTTACTTCTGATGTATTGAATACATGTCATCAGTATGCTAAGGAAAGAGTTAAGCATCCGGTAGATATAGTTTCAACACCTATGACTGTAAATCAAATGCGTGAGCAAATTGATATGTACATGAACAAGCATAAAGGTAAAAAAACTATTATAACATTGGATCATACAATGCTTGTAAAGAGAGCACCTTATCAGAATAACACATTAGATATGTTATTTGAATTAGGTGAGTTTTTTACACAATGTAAGAGAGATTATCCATGTTTGTTTATTTCACTATCACAACTTAATAGAAATATTGATAATCCAGATAGAGCAATAGATGGTAAGTATGGTAATTATATTCTTGAGTCAGATATATTTGGTTCAGATGCTATGTTACAACATGCAGATATGCTTATTGGTATAAACCGTCCTGCTAAACAAAAGATTAGGTTCTATGGGCCAGATAGATATATTATAGAAAATGATAGAACTTTGGTATTACACTTTTTGAAAGCAAGAAATGGTGATGCAAGAATGAGTTTCTTTAAAGCAAAGTTTGAACAAATGCAGATTGAAGAAATGCAAACCCCTGGTCAACAAGAACGCAGATAACAAATTAAAAAGTAAAAAAATGGGAATAACACCAGAACAACGTAAACAAAAAGTAAATAAATTAAAAGAAGAGCATGAAGATTACTTTCAAACTATTGGTAATTTAAATGCACTGTTTATACCTAAGATGGCATATAGACCACCAGGTAAAGATGACTTACATGTAAGTTTCTTTCCTAGTGAGATGGAAAAGAGTCAAGACATTTATACAGAGTTTGTAAGTATAAACTATGACTCAGAAGATCCTAAGAGAACTTTGTACCTTCTGAAATTTAATCCACACTGGAGAGAAGAGTATGAGATGATTACAAGTAACTCAGGTTTCCAAAGACATTTAGTTCCTGCAAGTGAACTTAAGGTTATTAATGATGTAACAAGTAGAGGTAAATTAGATCTAGACTTTGCAGAGTTACCTAACCCGGATGATAAACCATCTAACAATGATGAAAATCTAATAGCAGGTAAACTAAATGAGATAAACAATTCACTTCAACAATTAATTAAAATATTAAAAAAATAAATAATGGCAAACAGCATATTAATAATAGCAGATTCAGGTACAGGTAAATCAACATCAATTAGACACTTAGATCCTGATGAAACATTTATAATTAACATTGCAAACAAACCACTACCTTTTAAAGGTTGGAAATCTAATTATACAGCAATCAATAAAGAAAATCCAAAAGGTAATTTGGCTTCTTCTTCATCAGCAGCTGGAATAATGAAGGCAATTACACATGTAGATCAAAAAATGCCAAAGATCAAAACATTAGTTATTGATGATTGGCAGTATATGAGTTCTTTTGAATACTTTGATAGAGCTAATGAGAAAGGTTATGATAAGTTTACCCAGATTGCAGCAAACTTAGCTACAGTAGCTAAAATGCCTAAAGATCTAAGGGATGACTTAACTGTAATATTTTTAACTCATTCTGAAGATTCAACTGATATCAATGGTAATAGAAAAATTAAAGCAAAAACCATTGGTAAAATGATAGATAACACACTAACTTTGGAAGGTCTGTTTTCTATAGTTCTATTTGGAAAGGTAAATAAAAATGATGATGGTGAACTTGAATATGGTTTTGAAACTCAAAACAATGGAGAGAACACATGTAAATCACCACAAGGTATGTTTGAAGACTTCTTCATCCCAAACAACCTGCAGTATGTAAAAGACTGCATTAAAAAATATGAAGAGTAATTTATTTAAAAATCAATAATTAAAAAGTAAAAATTATGTTTAACACACAAGGAATGACAGCCGGATCAGGCAAAGAAAAACCAGTTATTGGAACAGGTAACCAAAAAGTAAAGATTAACTCTGTTACTTTTGATCAAACACCATATGATGCAAATGCATATAACATTACATTGCATGTAGAAAGTGAGCCTGTAACAGGTGAATTTCAAGGATTTTTAGTAGATCAAAATAATCCTAATGGACCACGTTATTCAGGTCAAGTAGGTAGAGTAAGGTTTAGCCCTTATGCATATAAAGATACTATTCTTCCTAATGGTAATGAGATTAGCCGTGACAATGAAGTTATGAAAGCTATGGTATTTTTAGCTGAAACTCTAAACAAAAGAGCGGATCTAGATAAGATTAGTGCAAACACAATTGAAGAATTCATGAGTGCATGTAATGGTATCTTTTCTAATTCAGGTTTTGTAAACGTATGCCTTGCAGCACGTGAATGGGAAAACAAAGAAGGTTATATTAACAATGATTTGTTTCTACCAAAAATGAGTAAAGGTAATGTGCCAATAGAAGCACTTGATGTAGAGTCATCTAAATTAATTACATTTGATTCTAACAATCCTCTTCACTTAAGAAAAGTTGTTAAAACAGATGCTCCAGCAACAACAAGCTTTGAGCCAACAACTTCATCAGCAAGTGACTTTGATCTGTAGTCAGAAATTAACCTAAAATTAGAGGGGGTGTAATGCCCCCTTTTTTTTTCAATTTGATTAATATGTTTAAC